TCGTTGTGGTGTGTATGAGTTCAATACCAACAAGAAGTCTATGGCACCTCTATGTGGCGACTTCATGAAACGTGTGACGGAAATCCTCAAGACCGAGAAGGTCGAGTTGGAGAACGAACAAGAAGTCGCAGAACTGATCATGAAACACGCACCTGACTGGAGACGTATACTCAATGAGTTACAACGTGCATCTATCGGTGGTACTCTGAGTATTGGTAACCTGAACAAGACCGATGCATCCTACGAGGTTCTGTACAAGTCCCTGAAGGAGAAGAACTTCAAGGTCATGCGTCAGTGGGTCACCAATAACATTGACGTAGATTCATCTGTTATCTTCCGCACTATATACGATCAGATGTTCGAAAACATCGATCAACAATCTATCCCTCAGTTAGTATTGATCCTTGCGGACTACCAATACAAGGATGCGTTTGTTGCTGATCATGAATTGAATATGGTCGCCTGTCTCACTGAAGTCATGGCGAATGTGGAGTTAAAATGAAAATAATTGTTGCGGGGTACGGCCCTGTAGGTAAGGCAACTGCGTCTGCGTTGAGGAATCATCCTGACGTAGAGTTGTTTATCGATGACCCTTTTCTAGGACACAATTACAATCCTGACGGACTAACACCACCGGATGGCGTTATCATCTGTGTGGCCACACCTATGGATCCTCTGACCGGAAAGTGCGTTACAGATAATGTCAGAGATGTCATGGAAAAGTACGAAGGTTCTAAGATCATGATCAAGTCTACCACCGATCCTGTGTGGTTGAGACACAACTGTGGCCCTGATGTGACATTCTGTCCCGAGTTTCTAAAAGGTACTACCGGTGCAGATCCTACTGAAGAGTTCTTAGAAAGTGAGTTTGCAATCTATGGCGGTGGTCACATGCGATTCTGGCATGAACTATTCAAACCTGTTCTATGGCGACTGAAGACAGTGAAGTTTGTGTCGCTCGAACAGGCTGCATTTGCAAAGTATGTGTTGAACTGTTTCCTCGCAACCAAGGTCACGTTCTTTAATCAGATTCACCATCTCTATAACATGGCAGGGTTCCATGACTTTGATATCATGATCGATGCCGTGTGTACTGATCCTAGGGTAGGAGAGAGTCACACACAGGT